CTGGTACGGTTAACATAGTGTACGAGTCCTGATAGCACATGGCCGACCGTAAGATCTCTGACCTGACAGCGCTTACGGCGCCTGCTGCAGGCGACTACCTGCCGATCGTTGACATCAGCGAGGCATCAGCCGCCAACAAGAACAAGCGCATCACGATCGAGGAACTGCTCCGCGGCGCACCTGACGGCACCGCGGCAGCACCCAGCATCGGCTTTGAGAGCGACCCCAACACCGGCATCTACCGGCCTGGCGCGGATCAGGTTGCGATCAGCACGGGCGGCACCGAACACGTCCGCATCGACAGCTCCGGCCGCCTGTTAGTGGGGACGTCTAGTGCCCTTACCGGTTCATCTTCTCAATACAGCAAGTTAGCTGTTCAGGGTAATAGCGCAAACGCATTCGGCGGGTACTTTTCAATCGGCTATGGCGGCGCTGCTACTGGATTGAGCGCCGGCGCAGATATTGGCACAATCAACTTCACGGATACTGGCGCTGGGCAATTTGCTCAAATCCGTTGTGATACAGACGCAACCACCTCGGCGGGTGATTTTCCCGGCCGCCTCGTCTTCAGCACAACGGCCGATAGCGCATCATCGCCAACCGAAAGGATGCGCATTGATAGCGCAGGCAACGTAGGAATTGGTACTACAAGCCCTGGTCAGGCTCTGGAAGTTGCAGGAGCCGCATTATTTACAGGTGGTGTTGCGGGACAGGGTGCATACATTTATCGAGATGGCGGAACTGGAGGAGCGGCATACTCTGCTCAAACCGGAGATATTCTCTTAACCACACCTGGATCCAATAATATCCGGTTTACTGTAAACGGAACAGAACGCGCCCGCATCGACACCTCCGGCCGCCTGTTAGTTGGCACGTCTACTGCGCGTGACGCATTTTTTAGTAGCGGAACATCAGCAAGACTTCAAATTGAGGGTTCTGGAGCGGATTCGTTTGCCAGCTTGACCCGGAACAACAATGATGCGGGTGCCCCAATTCTTTTCTTGGCGAAGAGTCGTGGCACGGGCAATACGACGGTACAAAATGGAGATGAAATTGGACGCATTAGTTTCCAAGGTAATGATGGTAGCGGCTTTGAAGAAGCTGCGCTGATTTCTGTTTATGTCGATGGTGAGCCAAATACCTCCGGCGATACTACCGACATGCCAGGCCGCTTAGTCTTCAGTACGACCGCAGACGGGGCGTCTTCTCCGACGGAGAGGATGAGGATTAGTAATGCCGGCGGCAGTGCGCATTTTGCAACGCAATCTGGTGCCGGCAGTGCAGTTCTAGAGATAAACGCCAGCTCAGGTGCCGGTACAACTGACTATCTGCTTTGGGCTACTCATTCGGCTACTACAGTATTCACTGGAACTGTAGCGCTCAGAGCATATACAAACGGCGACGTCCAAAACATCAACAATTCCTATGGTGCTATCTCCGATGTTAAGTTTAAAGAGAATATCGTCAATGCTGGATCACAGTGGTCTGATATAAAATCACTGCAAGTTCGTAAATACAACTTCAAGGAAGAAACCGGACAGCAGACCCACACCCAAATCGGTCTGATCGCCCAGGAGGTTGAACTCGTTTCACCCGGCCTCGTCAACGAATCACCTGACCGCGACGACGAAGGCAACGATCTTGGCACCGTCACCAAGAGCGTCAATTACTCCGTGCTCTACATGAAGGCCGTCAAGGCGCTTCAGGAAGCAATGGAGCGGATTGAAGCTTTGGAAGCTGATGTAGCCCAACTCAAAAGCGCGTAGTCACCCGCATTACACTTACACAGTCACTCACTACCCATGTCCGACACCGTTTTCACCTGGCACATCGCTCAACTGGAGCGCGAGACCGCAGACGGCTACGTCTTCACGGCTCACTACACCATCGACGCCAACGACGGCACCTACAAAGCCGGCGCCTATGGCTCGATCGGCTTCGAGCGTCCCGAGGAGGACATGATCCCCTTCGCTGACCTCACCGAAGAGATCGTCATCGGCTGGGTCAAGGAACGGTTGGACGTTGAGCAGATCGAGGCAGCACTGCAAAGCCAACTCGATGAGCAGCGCCATCCCAGCAAGGCCAGTGGCTTACCCTGGGCTGCTTAGACTAGTGGCATGATCGAGCTGATCGCTGCTGTTGCGGGCGCATCCATCAGCGTGGCGGCTATGGGCGCCATGGGGTTCAGCCGTCGCAACGATGAAGCCCGTGAGGCAGTGATCAGGCTCACCGCTGCAGTGGAGCACATCGCCACGCAGCTTGAGGTCATGCACACCGACATCCGCGCCGACCGCCAGGAGACGTTCAAGCGGCTCAATGGCGTTGAGCAGCGCGTCGCTACGCTTGAGGCACGACCACACCGCTAACTATGGACGCCCAGACTGTTGCCGTTGTCGCCATCGTTCTTGCTGCTGGCAGCGAGATCATCGCGCTGACGCCGCTCAAGTCCAATAGCTGGATCCAGCTTCTGCTGCAGGCCCTTAAGTTGATGTTCCCCAAGCGTGGCTAAAGCACCGATCAAACCCAGCGACCTGTTCCGGTACTGGAAGGCGCTGCCGCATCAGCAGGCGGCGATCGTTGAACTGGAAGCTGAGCTGTTAAAGGTTGCGCCTGATTTGTTTAATAGGGATCAGCCATGGTTCCAGACATGGAGCCAAGGCGGCAAGGTGCACAGCTATGACGCAGCCGTCAAGCTGATCAAAGAGTTCGAGGGCTGTCACCTGTCGGCCTATCCCGATCCGCTCAGTGGCGGTGAGCCATGGACCATCGGCTACGGCACCACCAGGTACAGCGATGGCCGCAAGGTGCAGCGCGGCGACAAGATCACCGTCATCGACGCTGGCAAGCTGCTGGACCTTGAGATCGAACGTGTCGCCGAGAAGCTGCGGGCGACCGTGCCGTTCTGGAATGCCATGTCCGGCGACAAGCAGTCTGCGCTGATCAGCTTCGCCTACAACCTGGGCAGCGGGTTCTACGGCACCACCGGATTCGAGACGATCAGCAAGTGCCTGAAGGACAAGGACTGGGCAGCGGTGCCCGACGCGCTGCTGCTGTACCGCAACCCTGGCACCAATGTCGAAGCCGGTCTATTGCGCCGACGCCAGGCTGAGGGTCGGATGTGGGGAGTCGAGCAGCAAACCGCCAAGCTGACACCGAGCAGCCCGTTCACGGCACGGATCACCCCACACATCACCCTGGGCGAGTTTGCACTCGGGCAGGATGCGCGGCGCTTTGACCACCAGTACCAAGTGGACACCGCTGCCGAGCTGGCGGCGTTCCTTGAGCGGGCACGCGGCGCGTTCGGCGGCAAACCAGTGGTGATCACCAGCGGCTACAGGCCAGCGGCGATCAACCGCTCGGTTGGCGGTGCCAGCAGCAGCGAGCACCTATACGACGCGCCAAGCGTCGGTGCAGTGGACTTCTACATCCAAGGCGCCGACATCAACGCAGTCCAGGCATGGTGCGACAAGAACTGGCCCTACAGCGTTGGATACGGTGCACCTAAAGGGTTCGTGCACCTTGGCGTCCGCAAAGGCCGGCCTCGCGTGCGCTGGGACTATTAGACTGCTGGTGTAAGCCACTACACACGGCATGGCGATCAGCGCAAAACGGCTATCGCCAGAATTGATAGAGATACGGATACCGTACAGCAGCCACAAAGAAGAATCAACATTCCTGCTCGCGTCAGATATACACCTTGACAATCCAAAATGCAACCGCAAACTGCTACTGCAACACTTAGCTGAATGCCGTGATGCTAACGGTCATGCGTTATTTTTTGGTGATGTGCTGTGCCTGATGCAAGGCAAGAAAGACCGCCGCGGCAGCAAGGGTGACATCAGGCCAGAGCACCTAGGCGGCAACTACTTTGACCTAGTATTTCGTGAATCAGCAGATCTGCTGAAGCCATACGGCGACATGATCCTGATGATGGGTGACGGCAACCACGAAACAGCCGTGCTCAACAACCAAGAGATCGACCCGCTAGAGAACGTGGTCCGACTCATGCGCAATGATGGTGCCGTCACTGAGCACATGGGTTATCAAGGATTTGTGCGGTTTGTGTTCTATCGTGGCGAGAATGAAGCCGTCAGGCGGTGTACGTTGTTCTTCCATCACGGCGCATGGGGCGGCATCATCACCAAAGGCACCATGGGTGGAGGCCGGTATGCAAGCATCGCACCAGATGCGGATGTGATTGTCAATGGCCACAACCATGAGCGCAGCATTGTCGCGCATCCGTGCTACAGGATTGCTGACAGCGGCAAGGCATGGATTGAGCAGCGCTGGCACCTGCAAACCGGCACCTACAAGCAGGAATTTGGCGGCACTGGCGGCTGGGCCATTGAGCGTATCGTGATGCCTAAGTCACTTGGTGGGATCTGGCTTACGCTGAAGCCACGCAAACGCGGTGGCGTTGACATCACCTGCCGGCCAACCGTATGAAGCAGTACGTCCTAGAGATCGAGTACACCATCGTCGTTGAGAGTGACAACGATGATCCGGGAGAGGTATCGGACGACTTTGCAGCGCGACTCACTGAGTTAGCGCCGTCCAACGATCACATCCTGGGGTTAAGTCTTCAGGTGCTACCAATTCCCGAATTGCGTGGATCACTCGATTGATGGCTCGAATCTCGTTTCTAAGCGCAGTGCAAAGCATCAATTCAGGCAGCAGATCTTTGAGGCATGGGGTCATCAGTGCGCATACTGCAGTGCGCTAGCCGACACACTGGACCACGTCAAGCCACGCCATAAAGGCGGCGCTACAGTTACAACCAATCTGGTGCCAGCGTGCCGCAATTGCAACCGCAGAAAAGGCAGCGAGGAATGGCGCGAGTGGTTTAGCCGTCAGGACTCATGGACTGTTGATCGCGTATTAAAGATTCAGGATTGGTTGATTGATTCAACATCTGATGATAGAAGATAAGCGCCTGCCAATCTTGCGCATGATCACGGCACATGCCGTTGATACAGACGCGCCACATGTCACCGTGACGCTTGATCGTTGGTTCCAAGGGGCGTGTCCGTCAGGGGGTTGCTCATCAGCATACGGATGCGACCGACGCCGCGCTTATAGATGTCGTACAGGGCAGTCTTTGAGATGCCATACTCGCGTTCAAGCTGCGTCCATGTGACGGCTGGATAACACGACCGCGCTTCAATAACTGCTTTGGTTCTATCGTCTAGGTACTGGTCAACGTAACGCAGCATGATCTGCACATCTTGGCTGATGTCATTGTCAACTACATTGGGGTCAGCAATGGTGTCGACAATGCTATGGCCTTCTGAGTTGTTGATTTGCTGGTCGATGCTGGTAACGGTATAGGTTTGCCGGAGCAAATTGGACAACTCGCCGGGGTCCATGTCAATCTCTTCTGCCACTCTGGTGATGGTCGGTTGGTAGCCGAGCTGATGGCTGAGAGCCTGGATCGTGCGGTTGATCTTGTACATCGTCTCGTGCACGCCGATTGGCAGCCGGATGATGGCATCGCTGCTGATCAATGCGCGCGTGATGCCTTGGCGGATCCACCAGTAGGCGTAGGTCGAGAACTTGTAGCCGCGGCTCGGGTCGAACAGCTCAACAGCACGCGATAGGCCGATGTTGCCCTCTTGGATCAGGTCGAGTAGCTCCATGGTCTTGTTGTTGCGCTTGTCGTACCTGCGGGCGACATGCACGACCAGTTGCAGGTTGCACTGGATGAACCGCTGGCGGGCGCGTTCACCGCTGCGCCTCTCACGCTGTTCGGCATTGGTCAACGGGCGATCCAGTGATTGCAGCTCACGCAACCGCTGCACGCGCCTCCCGAGTTGTATCTCTTGCTGCGGTGTCAACAGTGGATACTTGGCGATACTGTTGAGATAGTTCTTGATGCTGTCAGACATGATGAATCCGTTAGTTCACACAATGGAAGCACAATTTCACGGCGCAGCCAATGCCCAAATGTTGCGTGAGCTACATGCAGCAAAGGACTACAACGCACTGCTGGAGTATGCGCTGTTGCTGGCTGAACAAGAGGCCAGCCAGCGATCACAGATCAAGTGGTTAATCGCTGAAGCGATGCGCTCATGCAGCGTTGAACCGTGGCATCTGGCTGCGGCTGCTGAACTGCTTGGAGGCCGCGACTAGCTGGTCGTTGTTGTAGCTGCCAGTCAGCGCGTAGCTCAGTGCCGGGCGTTGGCTCATGCGGAAGAATACCATTTGCCCGATCTTCAGCCCTGGATAGATCGGCAGCGGCTGCAACTGCCGGGCATTCTTGAGTTCCAGCGTTAGTGCGCTGCCATGCCAGCCTGGGTCGGCATAGCCGGCGTGCAGGTTCTCATAACCCTCGCGTGCGCGGCTTGACTTTAGGAAGAACAACCCGGCGACATCCTCCGGCATGACGAACGTCTCGATGGTCTGCGCAAGGATGAACTGCCCTGGCACCAACTGATACGGATGCTCGGCGGTGTAGTCCTTGATCGACAGTGGAATCATCTGGTGCGACTCCACCGATTCAAGCATGATCAGATTGCCAAGCCGCAGGTCCAAGCTGGCAGGGTTGATCAGCTCTTGCTGGTGATGCTGCACCATGCCATGTTCGATCAGGTCGTGGATCTCGGTGTCACAGAGGATCATTGTTGCGGATAGCGATGATGTGCTTTTTATTGGACCACTGCAATAGGCAGCGCGGCACCTGCACTTCGGCTGGTTGCTGCGTGTACCACCGATGATCGCAGGCCCTGCAGTGGCGACGTCTAACAATAGTGCCATCGTCAAGTTGATTGGTCATGACGATATATGTCTGCCTAGAGGTGCAGCTAGGGCATTGAACTTGAATCGCGGGCATCTTCTAGATCCTGTGCCATGACGGCCGCACTGCGCAGCATGGTGCTGAGCTTAATCGGGCGCATGTTCTTCCAGCAGGCATACCGGATGGCATGACGGAAGCCCATACTAATGTTGCCGTCGCCTAATTTGCGAGCAGCTTCGATCTCTTCACGGCTCATGCGGATGTTGACCGTAAAGTTGCGGCCTTTGTTTACTTGACCAGCCATTGCATGTACCAATTGGCTTTGCGCAGTGACTCATTGCCGCCTTTGTGTTGCTCACGCCAGACATATTTGAGCACGTTGCCTTTGCAGTAGCCTTTAAACTCTTCTGGCGTCAATGCTGCCTGGATGGCTTCGATGCACTCGATGCCACCTTGCGTGTAATGCGATGGGTGGTTGACTGGGTCGTTCATTGGTGTGAGATGCGAACGGTTGCGATGCCGTCAAGCGGCACGCCTAAGCGGTGTGCAGCGCCAGCACTGAGGTCGATGCTGCTGCAGTCACAGCGATCAGTGACCGGCACCACCAGCGTGCGGCCTTGATGGCTGACACGGACACGGGTGCCGCAGCTCAGCCATGGGTGCGCGGCGCTGATGCCCCAGTGCTGGTACGTCTGGCCGCAGTAGGTGACGCGACCATGAAACCAGCCGTCGTAGACCGTGGCGGTGACGGATCTGCTGGGCTGTGCCATGGCGGGCGCTTGGAGCAGCAGCAGCAATGCAAAGCGGATCATTGGCCCTCCAGCTCGGCGGCGATGGCGAGGAGTTCGGCGCGAGTTTGCTGCCGTTGTTCCCATTTGGAATCGGCCATCAACTGATAACTCTGAGGCCACGGTTCACTTTCTCCGCATGGTGGTTCGGCCTGTTCCGGCACCACCTGATCCGCAGCAGCTCGCAGGGCGGCGGCGATGCGCGGTTTGTGATGCACAGCAACTGGTTGAATAAATCCTGCGTTGTACGCATCTAGCACTGCCTGCGCGGCGGGAGAGAGGTCAGTCATCGAGTTCATCTGATTCTCCGCGCAAAATTGCTAAGTCCGATTTTGTTGCAGCCCTAAGTTGAACTTCGATGCCCAACACAGGGCTACCGACTTCCATTTGATCCATGAGTTCTTCAAGCCAAGCAAGCGCAAAATCTCTTGCTGACATCCATCTAGCGTCGTCGTCATGTGGCAGTATGTACGAGTCGTGCTCGCGACATGGGCCACTGATTTCCCAAACGTATTCGGGGGAGAGGTTAGTCATTGATGGGCTCCATGGCAACGTGGATGTCGCGGCCGATGCCGCAGGTGCCCCAGCGATACAGGTCTAGATGTACACGGGCGCCAGCAAACGGAACGGCAACGCGATGCGTCGTTGATTGCTCAGAGTTGATCCACCACAGCTCACCGATGCGGCCTTGATTGGAGTCGATGTTGATCATTCGGGAAGCGCCTCCAGGGCGCGGCGGATGGTGTCCCAATTTTGGTTTTCGTTTCTATCTCCGCCGGATCCGTGACGAAGAGCCCAGTAAGCATCATGCGCCTGCTCCTTTAAGCTCGGCGGCTTGGGGCGGCGGGCGGCGCGGACAGGATCAGCCAAAGCCTTGCTGTTCAAGAAGCTGACCTCACTAAGGCACGCCTCCAGCTCTTGGTCGGCGCCCCACTGGGCGGCATGATGGGCAATGAATAGTTCGTATGCCCACGATTCGGCTGAGCACTCCATTGGGCTTTCGTTTGCCCACTGCTGCACCAGCTCCGGCGGTGGGGTGATGGGATGGGTCATCGGTCGGCCTCCTCCATCAGCTCGACCAGCTTGAGGATGTGCTCAGCGAAGGCAACATGGGTCATGACGGCATGGGTGCCCGGAGGCACCCCATAGCTGTCACGCCACCATGCGTCAAAGGCTGCTTTGATTGATGTGCTGTTCATAAAGCCCCGTGTAGAGTGAGTGCATTGGATGGTCGGGATTATCCCGGCCGTCCTCGTGGTATAAGCGCTCAAGCAACTCCTGGCGCTCGTTGTCCTGCTTGATGTCAGTCATCAGAACGCAGCCTCTTCTGACTTAGCGCGCGGCAGGTACTCGAACCGTTGCACATTCAGCACATGCTTGCTGCGCTTGGTGCCGGTGTCCTTATCGTTCCAGTCCTGGCGGCGGATGGCGCCGGTCACCATAATGCTGTCGCCTTTCTTGCAGTTGTCGGCGATCATCTGGCCGCCTTTGCCCCAGACTTCTACGTCGATGGCATTGTTGATGTAATTGCCGTCTTTATCTTTGCCTTCGCTGATGCCACCACCGAAGTTGCAAACACAAGTGCCAGAATCAAAAAACTTGATCTGCGGTTCGCTAATAATACGAACGACGCCGGAAGCATAAAGGCTCATGGATTGACAGGGGTAATGGAATTGGACTCTTCAAAGGCCAGGACGTCCGCTATGAGATACCTGACCCGCGACTCGCCTAACGGCAAGCCGAACCGTGGGACCGTGTAATAGGCCGGTCCCTGGCCCCGCAGCCGTTGGGATTTGATGCTGCTTGGCTTCAAACCCCAACGTGCTGCTAGCTGCTCAGTCGTCAGATACAAGATCAGCCTCCTTCTCAAGCATCTGCTGCAGCAGCTTGTCATGCTGCTCTTGCGTCAGATCGCCATCCTCCAGCCGCTTTGCCATGCGCGGTTGCAGGTCCTCGAGGTCCTGCAGACTCTTGGCCTTGGCGATGGCAGCAGCACCGGCAGTGAAGAACTTGCTGGTGTCTTTACGCGCAGGCAATGCAGGAGCGCTCTCGGTGGTAACAGTGACCGGCTCGGCCTGGTCCATCTCGTCGGTGGTGTAGACCCCGGACATGTCGGCAGGGAATGCCTTACGCAGTGCCAGTGCCTCGGAGCACTTGGCGATCATCGCAGCAGGCATCTTGGACCACAGTCCCTGGCCAGCGTTGTAGTCCGCAAACCGGGCGACGCCAACAAAGGCATGGTTGCTGCCCTTGCGGTGCACGATCGTCTTGGCCGCGGCAGGTGGCTTAGATGACAGCCACACATCACGCCAGTCGCCCTCCTCGCCACACCAGTAGGTCTCAGATCCATCCAGTTGACCGGTGCGCTCGGCAATGGCACGGAGGCCGTCAATGCCGGCCTGGATGGTCAGCTTGTTTGCGCGCTTGATGGCGTAGATCTGCTTGCTGAACGGATCCAGCCCAGTGCGCTGGCAGGCATACGCAAACAGGCGCAGCTCGTCATTGGTGCAGCCCGGTGCAATGGTGCTGCTGATCAGTTGCACCTGATCAGGCGTCCAGGTGGTGATTGCTGTTGACATCAGAAGGTCTCAGTTTGAATGGGATTTGTTGCCCACCTAGGCAGGCTGATGGTCTGGATGAACGTGTCGCCGTAGCCGGGCCACACGCCTGCGGCATGGCATCCGGCGATCACGTCCATGCCATTGTCACGCATGGTCCGCCCTAAGGCAAGGGCTTCGCTGTCCAGCTCATACACCGCAACGGCGTGCGGGTAAGTCTTCTCGACTGCGACGAACACAAACCGCTCGGCACCATGCAGGCCAGCGAGGTAGTGCGCAGCCTGGACGTGGTAACCGAAGGTGGCCACGCTGCGGGCAAATGCCTGCGGGCTGGCGTCGGTGGTGGTCTTGATGTCCACCACAGTGCTGCCGTAGTACCAGTCAGGACGGCACTTGCATCGCATCCCGGTGGGCAGGTCATCCCACCAGAAGGATTGCTCGGCCTTGCCCTCTTTGAGCAGTGCATACGCTGCAGGGTGTGCCTGCACTGCAGCGCTCATGCCCATAGCCAGTGCCATGTCGCTACTGGTGACCACCTCGACGCCTTCGGCTTCCATGGCCGCGGCCTGCTCCTTGCCGGCTTTGGTGTTGCGCGGCGCGCAGATGCCGTAGCGGTTCAGCAGCTCGTCGGGTTCGAGGATGGCGCAGTGGGCCAGGCTGCCCAGCTTCATCGCAGCAGTCGGTTCAACCGGGCTGCGGCTGGGGTCAACGTAACGGCTCCAGTAGTGGTAAGGCGATTGCATTACCGCCTTCAGGTGGCTGGCGCTGACGGCTGGATCGGAGTGGTACTGCTCGTTTGAGATGGTCGCTGTCATAAGTAGAATGGTGTTGTGAGGATCGAAGGGCGGTGATGGGCCGCCCTGTTTTCTCATGCCAGTGCTACGCGGACGCGATAGCGGGTGATGCCGAGATGCTCGGCAATGCGCCGCTGCGACCAGCCGTAGCCACGCAGCCGCTTAGCGCGCTGCTCGGTTGATTCCGTCGCCCACAGCAGCACCAGCAACGGCAGCAGCAACAGGGCAAGGATCAGGGTCAGTGTGGTTGTCATTGGATTCAGGCTTCGTACTTGACGGCGACAAGATCGTCGTCAGTTGCAGGTGCCTTAGGCTCAGCAAGCTGCTTCGGTGCAGGCATCTCGGCAGCTTGCCAGTTGATTTTGTAGTCGTTGTGCTGCTTGAAGGGACAGGTAGTCATGGGTGGAATCCGTTTGGGACCCCCACATCCTACACCATGTGCCGCCGTGGTCAAGCGTGCTCAGCCACAATTTGTAACGCATCCTCGACGCTGCGCGCCACGCCAGCAATGCCGCCGGCTGCCTGCACCACATCGAGCCACTGCTGCTGCTCGGGCCTCAGCCTGCCGGTTGGTGTCTTGACCTCAATGGATAGGAACACAGCCACCTGGGTGCCGACCATCTCAGGGGTGACCGTGCGCGTTGTCCAGCCGATCAGGTCAGCGCTGCCTTTGCATAGACCGAACTGCACCGGGCGCCCATGCTGGTCGCGCAGGGTGCCGGTGTTGTTGCGGAACAGCCTGGTGTCACCAGTGCCGCAGGCAATTCGGATCTCCTGCTGGATCTGCTGCTCGGTCACTCACAACCCATGCCGTTTGGCCAACCTAGCCTGATAGACCCGTTCTGCCCAGCCGCGTTTGTAACCGCGTTGCTGTGCTAGTTGGCGGAGGTCCTCGAGGCTTTGGGCATTGCCTTGCTCGCGTTTGGCTATAAAAGTCTCCCAAGGCACAACAGATGATATATCTTCCACAAAATAACTTGCAGCATTATTTTGCATATCATCCAATCCAACAGCAATGCCCGACATTAAATCATGTCGGCAAATGTCTCTTACCAAATACGGCCCAACATGCCGACCTTTGAATTTTGGAACTGCCACCCTTGAGCCAACCTTGATGCCGGATGTTTGAATCTCCTGCAACTCACCCTCAACCACCTTCAGCTCCCTAGTTTCCTGCGGTGCGAACACATGCCCGCAGTCAGGGCACACCTGCGTGGCGCTCATGCTGGTGGCAAAGCACACAGGGCACACCTTGACCGATGGCGCACGATCGGCATCGCGCTTCTTGATGCCGCCAAGGCTCCAGTCGCGGTCTTCTAGATGGTGCCCCAGTCTGAGCGTATTGCCAACGTGGTCCAGCACCACAGCAGCAGGCTTGCCCGGTGACGGCCTCAGGCAACGACCGATCATCTGCAAATGCAGGCCGACTGACTGCGTTGGCCGCAGCAGGATGCACCCGCCGACGCTGGGCACGTCCACGCCCTCGCCAATAAGTGAGCACGATGTAAGCACCTTGATGCGACCGGTTCCGAGTGCTGTTAACAGGTCTCTGCGCTGGTCAGTGGTCATGGTGCCGTCAATACTGGCGGCAGGGATGCCTTGCGACATGAACAGGGCAGCCACCGCCTCGGCATGTGCCACGCTGCAGCAGAACGCGATCGCTGTCTGCCCTGCCAGGTGCTTGCGGTAGTGGCTGCAGCAGTCCCCCATGATGGTGGTGACGCGCTGCTCGGCGTCCTTGGTGTCGAAGTCACCCATGCGTTTGCGCAGCCCAGTGCTGTCGAACCCCGGCGGTGCCAGCACACGAGCACTGGCGAGGTAGCCGTTGTCGGTCAACCATGCAGCGCTGGGGCCGAGCACCATGGCCTCATAGTGGTCGCCAAGCCCGCGTCCGTCGCCTCGACATGGCGTCGCTGTCACGCCTAGGACATGCGCTTGTTGGAAATGCTGCAGCACCGTTGCCCACTGGCCAGCATTGGTGTGGTGCGCTTCATCCACCACCAGGAGCTGAAAGAACTCTCCCGGCAGCTTGTGCAGCCTGCGGGCAAGGGTCTGGACCGAGGCAACCTGCACCGCATGGCTTAGGTCCATGCTGCGGCCGGCTGCGATGCGGCCATGGGGCACGCCCATAGCCGTGAGACTGCGGCTGGCCTGGTCCAGCAGCTCGGCGCGGTGCACCAAGATGCAGACCCGGTTGCCTTTGCGGGCGGCGGATTGGGCGATATAGCTGAAGCACACCGTCTTGCCGCCACCAGTGGGCAGCACTGCCAGGACCCTGTGGTGCCCTAGCTGGTACTGCAGTCGGATGTCGGTGATGAGTTGCTGTTGGTAGGGGCGGAGTTGCATGGATGGGATCTGGATGGGGTGCTGCGGTTATGCCGGCGTAAATACCGCATTGCGGCATGACGCACTAAACAACCGCAGCAAGAGTGTGAGCGTGATGTTATGTTGTAGTAAATACCGCATTGCGGTATGACAGCCTAAACAACATCACGCTCGACCAGGTATTGCCTCATTGCATGGAGTGTTGTCGTCATAGCTTTGCGGTAGCGGCGTCTAAGTGCAAGGAACATTTTCATTTGCTGTTGGTCGTATTCGTGCAACGGCAAAATAGTTTTATCATCTTCTTTTGTTTTCTTTTTTCTAGTCTTCACATGCGCGATCGCTTCATTTTTAAAGCTGTGGTGCATGATGTTTGATCGCGCAACGCCACCCATGAAATGATTAGGCCGCTGGCGCAACAATTCTTGCATCACAAACTTGACGCCTGGGACCATGCCGTTGTATCTACGCGTTGTGCCATCACTAGCAACAAATGTAGCCCAAAGGCTTAAGCCGTTTTTATGCTCACTTGGAGCCCAGTGACCAGGTGCAATCCACCACTTAGTACAGTCTTTGTATAAATCAATGGATATTTTTTTATCCGTTTGATTGCGCAAGAGCATGGTTTGAATTGCCGGCCTTGCTTCGTCAAAATAAAGATGAAATGCCGCGCAATTTTTAGCGCCG